ACCTCAACACACTTTATAGTACCGCCGTTTTCTAAGACGCGGAGTTGTTCAAGACCCTCCATTCGTTCCAGTGTACCCTCTGTCCATGTCATATATTTAGCTAAGGCCATTGGGCGATAAGCATATACACCAACGTGGTGGTAGGCTGGTAGTAGATCCCCTGATGGAAGAGTACTAGTATCCATAAATGGCATTACTTCTTTTGAGAAGTATAGTGCAAACATATTCTTGTCAAAAACTGCGGTAGTACCACCAACACGTCCCTGACGGCGATCTTCAACAAAGCGGGCATGGGTAAGTCTATCAAGGCGAAGTACAGGGGTAGCCATGTCAGCATGTGGATCTGCCTTCATTGCTGAAATTAAGTCCTCGACAAACCAGTGTGGCGTCAAAGGCGCATCACCCTGCAGGTTAACGATCAAGTCTGCATCAATCTCTGCCTTAGCTACAGCATCTGCGCAACGCTCTGTACCGTTGAAGCAATTCTCATCTGTCATAATAACGTCAGCGCCAAATGCTATTGCAGCATCTCTGATACGGATATCATCAGTTGCTACATAAACTGCCTGCACATTAGCTACCCGTTTTGCTGCAAGCCAGCTAAGTTCAATTAGCGTCTTCTTTTGCCCATCAGGTAATCTAATTTTAACTAAGGGCTTACCAGGATAACGTGTGCTGGCGAACCTTGCTGGTATTATTATAACGGTCTTCATGCTACACTGTTCCTATGTACATAAATGTAGTCCTTACCACGGTATATCTTATCAACTTCGTAACCCATAAGTGTTAGTGCCAAATGTGTGTATTCAGGAGTTTTGGGCTTACGCTCCATTATAATTACAGGCTTGTCGCGGGCTACAATCTTGAGGCACCCCCTTAAAGCATATTCTTCATGCTTTTCTATGTCAAACTTAATAAGGTCTACATTGCCACTTACAAACCTATCCAGAATAACCGTATAGGTGTCTATCTGCTTATATGTAGCACGGCGATACATTATTAATTCATTGCTAGGTCTTTCATATCTGGCAGTACCATCATTGTTGGTATAGTAAAGCTTCTTTTCACCTTCAGTAGAACTAACACCAAGATTATGACATATCACGTTTTGCTTTGCGTTGCGAACTAGACACTCGTATGTATCTGGGTTTGGCTCAAAGGAATGTACTTCAGTAAAAGTATCAGCCATTTGGTTTGCAGTAAGTCCATAACAACCACCAACATCTAGTGCTATTCGATGTTGCTTACACAAAGTAGATGCATAATGTATCATCCCAGCGTGATATTCACGACCACTCTCAAGTATGTCTACAACACTGGCACTAGGGTTATTGACCCAAGTACCGTTTATCTCATACACTTTTCAGCCCCTCTAATCGTGATAGAAAGTCTACGCTACACTGAATGTTACAGTCTTTGCATGGTGATATGTCTCGTTTTCCTGCCGCTAGTCTAGCACGATATTCTGACAGCCTAACATTCTTTGTAGTGTAATATCCAATGGTCTCTACACGTACATTTGATAATGCTTCTATGTCTTTCCAGACATCACAGCATAGATTATAGTCACCATTCCAGTTTATATATACAACTTCAAAAGGCTTATGACAAATCCCACCATACTTAGGGTGAAAGTAATCAGGCTCAGAGTTTATCTGATCTTTGATATATCCAGCCCTAGTCTTCCAGTTTCGGCTACTAGCATCTCTCTTATCCTTAACACGCAAAGAAGGGTAGCGGCGCTGGACATCTTCAGGCAACTCAGTGTTCTCTGAGTATATGTTATAGACTACATCATCCATTTGAACTATTAGGTCCAGGTATTTGTCTACCCACTTACCGTTGGTATTCATCTCAAGGGTGACTGGATGTGTCTCACGTAGTGTTAAGAGTTTCTGCAGGATAGGCCCAAAGTTTTTACACAGTGTAGGCTCTCCTCTGCCAGCAAGCTGTATTGCTACAGGCTGTCCAAGGTCTTTAATTTGCTGGACTATAATATCAGCCGTCTCTAAAGACATATGGACGTTTTCGTTTTCATAACCGTGGCTGCGAGGGCAGAACGCACAGGTGTAATTACATAACTCTGATAAGTTTAACTCTATATACTTGAGCAGTTTATTCATCAGATCTTGGTCTCTCTAGAAATTGATTAATTGTAACCCTATAGGAACCTTTTGGGCAGCTATAATCGTGCCATGTAACACCGTCTATTGCTGGGAATATAAGCGCTGTATTAGGCTTCCATGCAATCTCTTTAGGGTTACGCTTATCCTCGTCGTACAGATTTGTACCAGAGTTTGCATCCGGGTCAACGTAGACCACACAGGATAATACCTTGCGGCTAGACTCATCATGTATAGGATATCTTAGCGGTCCTATGAGAAAGTTTACCTCCCAAAACAACCGCAAACTATCATACTCCCTACATTGAGGGAATTGTAAAAGCATGTCTTCTGTCAGCGGCCTACTGTTTATACAGTCTTGTAATGCTTTGTTGTCAGGCTCTGGAAAGGCTTGTTTTCTTGTGTCTTTGTCTACATTATTGCTTATAAACTTTTTAGCTTCCTTGCGGAGCGTCTTAAAAACATCACTGTCGTAGTAATTCTCAATGACCATATGAGGCCAAGGTTTATCTATAATCACCATGCGTGAACCTCATAATCGTTCAGCCCCTGATCGTCATAACGGCTTAGTTTGTGTAGTAGTTTGTCGGAATAGTCTTCATCATGAAAATCAATACCTACTCTGTTGTAGAACCAGTTTAGCCAACGTAACTTATCTTCTCTTGGTACTGCCTTAACATCTAATATTGAATTGTCTACTTTTACAAAAGGTATAATGTCATTCATCATTTGTGAAGGCCTAAGAGCGCAGACAGGCTTATCTAGCATAAGTGCCTTAAAGTTCATCCCACTATCAATACTAACTATTTTATCTGCTTCTACAACCATCTCATGAGACCTACAACCATCTACCAACTCAGTATATTCGCTTAACAGATTAAATCTCTTCGCTATAGACCATAAAACATCATAATGTGTACCACCGCCAGGACAGGGATGCGTCTTAAAGATCGTATATGTCTTACTTTCAGTTGCCCATTTTATATAACGAAGGGTTAGTTTAAGGTCTTTCTCAGCGGTCATCTGAAGAGGGAAAAGAACATAAGGCCTCTGCTTTTCAAAAACACCTTCATGCTGACCATACCTGTCGTTAGACATCTGTTTGAACTTTTCTTCAACTAACTCTGATGCTGGGGCATCCTTGTATTGACCCCATTTTGGGAAGTAATCAATGTAAATACCCTTTGAGAACCGCATTAGATGGAAGTTCGCATAACCACCTGTATATCTAAACTCTCTCAGCTTCTCTTCCCAGTCTAGCCGTTGAGGGTCAATGTGTCCTTGTATTGCATCACCAAACTGCTTAATATACTTTAGGTTTACAAGCTTTTCTGGGACATTTTTCCGATGTAAGTACCAAACCTTGTAGTAATCTTTTGGTTCATAGTGAGGTTGGTTGGCGTGTGAAGCCAAAGGAAAACCGCCGCCCCGCTGTCCAAACACTGTGCCACAAGGGGTTGGTTTCAGTGATTTCAAACTCTCTAGCTGTCCATCCATAATCATCCCAGTCTTCTTTAATTTCTCCTGTATCTACATCTTTATATCTAAATACAGATTTATCTAAGGATAATGTATAGTAAGTCCTAATTCCAATGAGGTCTGAGTTAGTGTGCCAATACATACAACTCATAGGGCCGTATACCATAGCATTGGTAACATCATCAGACCCAAGAGCATTCTTGGCTTGTACTATATAAGGATCTGTAGATTCCGCAATCTGGGTTCCTGTTGGGATACTTACTATATTTTGTTTAGGAATACCCCAAGAAGAAAATAACTCGTAGGATACTGGTCTAGGCGGTGCGACTCTAAGCCACTGTGATCGTGTGCCAGCAAGCAGAGACTCTAAAGGGCTTGTTACACTTTTACTAATATCAAGGCGTTTCATCAGTATCCTCGTC